AGAAAAGGGTTGGACTTCTTGTCCTTCAAAATTGCCTAGCATCACTACCAGAACACCAACGCATACGCCATGGTCTGAGCATAATAAAGGTGTTTGCAGCAAAGGTGACAGCAGTTCAAAATCAAGTTGTAGTTCTACTCCTAGTTCAAGTGTTTCATCCTGCGCAGGTTCTTGTGGTGGCTCATGTGGGAACCCGGTACCTGAAGAAACAGTTAAAACAGTACCAGAGACAAAAGAAATGACTGGTTCACCTACTATCCTAGAAAAAAACATAGTTGGCGCATTAACAGCACAGTCAGCAGTGAACGCTCATTATGATCCTTTAACTGCAAGTGCAAAGAATAACAATGGTGTAGCACAAACTGTTGATGGTAAGAAAATTGCTATATTAGGCAAATTTAATCATACACCAACACATTTAGAAACAACTGGTTATCTGAAAGCAGGTTCTGCATCTTTAGCACAGATGCTAATACAAAAAGGCTTCTCATTACAAAAGGCTATGCCTAGCAATATCTTTACTGGCAAAGATAATATAACCAATCTTACAGAGTTTTTAAAATCTACTAAGGCTCAACTAGATGTAGAGTTTACACTAATGCAACAAGGTATTAGAGAGTTTAAGAAAAACGGACTAATAACAGGCAATGAAAGCCCGACACAATTGGGTGGCATAGCATTAACTAGTGCAAAGTATGGATCTAAAAAAGCAATGGATTTTGTTAAGGCAACATCAGGAACAAATACATTTAATTCTAAAGATCCAATGGTAGATACTTTTGCTTCCGGTACATACGCATCTACATTAGCAGATAAAAGCTTAAGTCCAGCGGGTAAAATATTATCTTCACTTAACTACAAGCCTAAAGCTTCTGATTCGTATAAGAATTCATATACTATTTTATATGAGTTAATAAAAGCATCTAATCAGGATTTAAAACAAGGTCCACAAGATTTGTCTGTAAACAATAATGAACTTGATATCAAGAGCAGTTCGGAAGTAAATCTGTCACAAATTAAAAAGGTAGTTGATAAACCTGTATCTGACATTTTTAATACTAAAGAAGTTAAGAGAGTTAATTTAAAAGCTGCGGTTTATGATGGTTTAGATAGTAATGAACGCCGTAGAATAGATCAATTGTTAACATCATTAAATGTATCACAGCGTAATTCATTTAATTTCCCTATATCAGGATCAAAAACTTTAGATCGTAGTGAAATCAATGAACAAGTTAGGGCTTTAGTGGGTCCGGGCGTTCCGGTATCACAAAGCGCATCAGACGATATTGGACAACTAAAATCACAATACCAAATACGTTATGAAGAATTGTTACTGGAACTTAAAACATTAGAAACCCAAAAAGGTGAACTTAGTGTAATTTATGAGAGAAACAAGAATATATACGGAGCGTCTAGCCCAGAATTTATTAAGGCTGATGCTGACTACAGAGATGTTTTACTCAAAATTAGACAAACAACAGAAGAAATGAATTTAATTAAATCTAAACTTGAAATAGAAGGATAATAGTATGGCATATTATTTTGGTTTTTCCACACAACACATTGACCAACAGAGGTCAGTGAATCTAACTACTGGTACTAGTGAAAACGTAACGTTAAGGGGTCAACCTGCATTGGCATCGAACAAGTTCAGATTAACTGACAATGATTTGGTTAAAAGAGATATATTAAATGCTTTTAATATAGTACAAGGATCCAAACCTGGTAGACCAGACTACGGGACTACAATCTATAACATGATTTTTGAACCAAACACAGTGGATGTTCAAGCACAAGTTGAAGCTGAAGTTCGTAGGGTAATTGAACAAGATCCTAGGGTCTATATTAATCGTGTACAGATTAACGAGGCAACGTCAGTTGACCACTATATTGTAGTAGAGGCTGAGATTGCTATAAGACCGCAGAACATGGTTGAGATACTAACTATTCAATTTGACGAACGTTCTAGCACCGCATCAATGCTGTAAAAATCACGGTTTTTGACAACGATAAATATTAAGATAACACTAAAATACTATGGCCACAAGTTCTAGACAGGTTGCTCTTTTCGGCACCAATGATTGGAAATCAATATATCAGACCTTTAGTCAGGCTGATTTTCAAAGCTATGATTTCGAAACTTTAAGAAAAAGTTTCGTAGATTATCTGCGCACCCAATATCCTGAGACATTCAATGATTATACTGAAAGCTCAGAATATATCGCTTTGCTAGATATTATTGCATTTATGGGGCAGTCATTAGCTTTCAGAAATGACCTAAATACACGTGAAAACTTCATCGATACCGCTGAAAGACGAGACAGTATTATTAAACTAGCTAATCTAGTTGGGTATAATCCAAAAAGAAATACGTCAGCGCAGGGTTATTTAAAACTATTAAGTGTACAAACTACAGAAAATTTATCAGATATCAATGGCTTTAATCTAACAGGTATTCCTGTATTATGGAACGATCCTGCTAATCCAAACTGGCAAGAACAATTTAATACAATTATAAACGCAGCATTGCGCGGTACACAAAAGATAGGCAGACCAGGTAATAGACAGACTATTTTAGGTATTGATACACAAGAATATACTATTCAAATACCAAATAACTCCGTCCCAGTAGTTCCTTTTACTGCTAGAGTTCAAAGTACAAATATGAACTTTGAGGCAGTCAATGCTACTAGTTTAGGTCAAGAATATGTATATGAGAAAAGTCCTAAACCTGAGGGCAAATTCAATATACTTTATAGAAACGATAATTTAGGTTTTGGTAGTGCAAATACAGGATTCTTCATTTATTTTAAACAGGGTAGTTTACAAAATTTTGATTTTACAATGAGTCAAAAAATAGCTAATCAAGCGGTTAATATTGATATCCAAGGAGTAAATGAAACAGATACCTGGCTGTTTAAATTAGATTCTGTGACAGAAGAAATGACAGAATGGAAGCAAGTGGAAAGTGTCTACGCTAATCCATACAGTAATTACGATTCATCAGACAGAACCTTTTTCAGTGTTAAGTCAAGATTCAACGATCAAGTAACTTACACATTTGGTGATGGTGTATTTGGTGAAATACCATTAGGTAATTTTAGAGCCTACATACGTGCAAGCAATGCACTTACATATACCATCGATCCTGCTGAAATGCAAAATGTTGAATTAAGTTTTACATATGTTAGTAAATTAGGTAGAAATGAAACATTAACATTAGTGTTAGGTCTAACTAGCACAGTATCGACTGCGCAAGCAAGAGAAACATTAGAAGATATTAAACTTCGTGCACCAACAAAGTATTATACTCAGAATCGTATGGTAAACGGTGAAGATTATAATATGTTCCCGTTCACGTTGTATAATTCTATTTTGAAAAGTAAAGCAATTAATCGCAGTTCGATCGGTACAAGCAGAAATTTAGATTTATTAGATCCAACAGGAAAATATAGTAGCACCAGTAGTTTTAGTCAAGATGGTGCATTATACAGAATTGAAAAAGATGAGTTTAGTGAATTTACTGTAGAACAAGGCGCCGGCACATTATTGGCATTTTTAACAAATAAAATCTTAAAAGTATTATCAAGCAATAAAGCTATTCAATATTATATTACTAATTACCCAAAATACCAACCTAAATTTACAAGAACAATAGGCGGAACACCAAGACAATTATCAGCAATATGGAACTTAACTTCTTATAACGGCTCAAAAATAACTGGCCATTTCAAAGTAAATGGAGAACCTGTACCAGTTGGCGTATTTACATCAGACAATTTAAAATATTTAACCGCCGGCGCATATATTAAATTCGTAGCACCTGCAGGATACTATTTCGAGAATGATAGATTAGTAGCAGGATTAGCTACACCCAGCAGTAAAAATTATATTTGGACATCAGTATTAAATGTAGTAGACGATGGATATAACGGTGGCAAAGGTGATCTATATAATGCATTAGGGCCTATAACATTAAGCGAAAATATTCCTAATGGTTCTTTAATAGACGAAATAATTCCCGCGTTTGATAACTTTGTACCAGCTTCAGTTATACAAAGTGCTATTGCTAGAGTAAACGTAGGACAAAGCTTTTCATTAGTATATGATAATAGCTTTACAATGAATGTACCTAGATGGTTTATCAGAGATTATGATTTTGCAAATTCATTTGTGAAGTTTAAGAGTTTAGGAGACGGTAAGTATCAAGTCAGTAATAAGGCATTATCTTACTATTTTGGTAGTGTAAGAGATACTAGATTCACCTACGATAAAACTAAAGTAATTTACGATCCATTAACTGGTAAACAATTGTATGATACGATTAAGGTTCTTAAAACTAATTCGTTGCCTAAAGTTAATGGACCTATGGCAGATGACGTTGCACTAGCTGTTGTAGGCAAAGTTATCGAAAGCGATGGATACCCAAATGATTACAGTGTTGAAGTTTGTAGCATTGATACTACAAGCAATAGACTACTCAGTGACCCAGACTTTTTCCAGTATGCCACTGGTTATATAGTTGGTGGAACAAACAGAACTTACGCATTTTCAAGAAAAATTATAGACGCTAATCTATTAACCAAATTTGAATTAGTGCCAAAAAAAAGTGTAGTTGATTTATTCCCTACAGAAAATCATATTGAAACAATAAAGTATGAGTATCCAGTTGGTCAAGTATTTTATGCATATGGTCAAAATAAATTCTTTAAGACTATGGAAGATAAAACCTCTGCTAATATTTTATTGTTAGCACAGGCTACGGATTATTATGCTGAATATGGTCGTCAAGATTTGTACTTCCATTATAGACATAACAGCAGCAATACTACTAGAGTAAACCCTGCTACAACTAATATCATTGATTTATACGTAGTTACAGGCAGTTATTATAGAAATTATCAGAACTGGATAAAAGATTCTACCGGTGTGATCAAAGAGCCTACTATACCATCAATCACAGAACTTAAACAAGCATATAATAAGATTGATGATTATAAAATGATTAGTGATACTGTTATATTAAATAGTGTCAAGTTTAAACCATTGTTTGGTAGTAAAGCTACTCCAGAACTAAGAGCATCATTTAAAGTCATTAAAAATAGTTCTACTTCGGTCAGCGATAGTGAAATTAGAATTGCAGTTATAAACGCAATCAACACATATTTTGATATTAGCAATTGGAATTTTGGTGATACATTCTATTTTAGTGAATTAAGCGCATATCTACATAAACAAATAGGCACATTAGTAAGTTCGGTAGTTTTAGTAC